GCGCGAGGTCGCCCCACACATCGCTACACGCGAGGAGCGTCAGCGCTTCTGGTCGACGGTGCTGCAGTCCGAGGACGTCGACATGCGCGACCGGCTGCGCGCCTCGGAGCTGCTCGGCAAGTCGAACGCCGACTTCGTCGAGCGCGTCGAGCACTCCGGCACGCTGACGCTCGAGTCGCTCATCCTGCAGGCGCGCACGGGCTCGCAGGCGGGGAACCAGCACGCCCCACCAGCCGAGAGGGGCGCCGCGGGCGTTGGTGAGGCGCCCGCGGCCGCCCGCTCGCCCGACGAGAGTCTCCCCTACACGCCGCCCGAGGTGCCCGCCGATGGAGCCGACAGTCGACCCGATGTTCCAGCCGAAGGCGCTGAACGACCAGGGACAGGCGAAGGCGAAGCGAATCCGTGAGGCGTTCACCACCTGCCTGCGCGAGGTGGTGGCGACGAACCCCGCCGGTGGCCGCGAGCTCGCGCTGATGCGCACGCACCTCGAGACGGCCGCGATGTGGGCGGTCAAGGCGATGTCCGCGCACGTCGAGAACCAGGAGTGAAGGCGTGACGTGGCCTGAGGCCGTCGCGCACGTCGCGACAGCGGCTGCCTGCGGCCTCGCCCTGTGGGCATTCTGCAAATACGTCTGGGGCAGGATGTTGTGAACCCCGCCGTGGCCGCCATCGCCGACTGGGCGGCGCGGCCGGTCGTCTTCGTCCGGCAGGTGCTGCGCGCCGAGCCGGACGCGTGGCAGGCGGAGGTGCTCGAGGCCGCGGCGCGGTGCCAGCGGCTCGCGCTGAAGGCGTCCAAGGGCCCAGGGAAGAGCACTGTGCTGGCCTGGCTCGGCTGGTGGTTCCTCGTCACGCGGCCACACCCGAAGGTGGTGGCGACCTCCATCACCGGCGACAACCTGCGCGACAACCTGTGGACGGAGATGAGCAAGTGGCAGGGGCGTAGCGAGCTCTTGCGCCACGCGTTCACCTGGCACGCCGAGCGGATTGTCTACAACGCGCACCCGCAGACGTGGTGGATGAGCGCGCGGCAGTGGAGCAAGGCCGCCGACGCCTCGCAGCAGGCGGACACGCTGGCGGGCATCCACGCGGACCACGTGATGTTCCTCGTCGACGAGGCGGGCGGCATCCCGGACGCCGTCGTCGCGGCCGCCGAGGCGGGCCTGGCGAACGCGGACAGTGCGCGGGGCACCGAGGCGAAGCTCGTCATCGCGGGCAACCCCACCGAGCTGTCCGGGCCGCTGTACCGCGCCTGCACGCGCGAGCGGAGCCTGTGGTGGGTGAAGGAGATTTCAGGCGACCCGGAGGACCCCAACCGCGCGCCGCGCGTGTCGGTGACGTGGGCACGGGAGCAGATTGCGAAGTACGGCCGCGAGAACCCGTGGGTGCTGGTCAACGTGTTCGGCCAGTTCCCGCCGGGGCAGAGCAACGCCCTCATTGGCGTGGAGGAGGTCGCCGAGGCCTCCCGGCGCGTCTACGCCGAGCGCGACTGGCGCGACGAGGTGCGCATCCTGGGCGTGGACGTCGCCCGCTACGGTGACGACCGCAGCGTCCTGTTCCCCCGTCAGGGCCGCGTCGCGTTCCGGCCGCGGGTGCTGCGCAACGTCGACACGATGCAGCTGGCCTCGCAGGTGGCGATGACCATCGCCGACTGGCGCCCGGACGCCGTCTTCGTCGACCAGACGGGCATCGGCGCGGGCGTCGTCGACCGGCTGCGCCAGCTGGGCTACGCGCACGTCGTCCTCGGCGTCGATAACGCCGGGCGCCCCATCACGAGCGAGACGAAGTTCCTGAACCGCCGCGCCGAGATGTGGTGGCAGATGGCGAGGTGGGTGCGTGAGGGCGGCGCCATCCCCGACGACGCCGAGCTGATGGGCGAGCTCCCCGGGCCGACGTACCGGTTCAACGCCCAGGGGAAGCTGCAGCTCGAGAGCAAGGACGACATGAAGGCGCGCGGGCTGCCGTCACCGGACAAGGCCGACGCGCTCGCGCTGACGTTCGCCGCGCCGGTGGCGCATCGCGACCTGCGCGCGGCCCAACAGAGCCAGGACGCTCGGCGCGGCATGGCGCATGATTACAATCCGTTCGAGGCTGCGTGAGGACCCGAGGTGCCGGAGCCGAGGGCTGGTCGTTCTCCCTTCCTGGCGGACTGGCCCCGTGCCGCTCGGCACTGCACCGACGGGGCGCTAGCGAGGTGAGGCGATGGCCCTGACCGATGTCATCACCACCAGTCGGCAGCGCAAGCCGAAGCCGCCGCTCACGCCGGAGCAGCAACTCGCGCTCCTCGGTCGAAAAGACCCGCTCGCCGCGTACCGCGCGGCTGATCCGCTCGCCGCGTACCGCGCGCCAGACCCCCTGGGGTCCTACCGCGGCTACGGGCTGACCGATGTCATCACGGCGAACGAGCAGGCCGGATCGAAGCCGGCCGTGCCCGCGCTCAAGCCGCCCGGGCCTGCCCCCGACCTGACCGACCGCCTCGTCCGCGAGGCGCGCACCGCGCAGCTGCTGCGCCTGCAGATGGGCAAGGGCCGCCGAAACCAGTTCCTGACCGGCCCGGGCGGGGCGCCGAGCCCGTTCACGTCGGGTCTGCTCGGCGGGTAGCCGACGCCGTCCGCGCCGTCGGTGATGCTGGAGGGGTGAGGCTGCCCACCCCCGACGGCCGGCTGCGCGTCGTCCAGCCGCTGCGCCTGCCCGCCATCCCGCCGCGGCAGCGGTACCTGAAGCGGCTGCACGCGCTGAAGAACGAGCGCGAGTCGTGGCTCTCCCACTGGCGGGAGCTGTCCGAGTACATCCACCCGCGGCAGAGTCGCTTCCTGGTCACCGACACGAGGCCAGGGGCGAAGAAGCACGAGAGAATCGTGAACGCGACGGCCACCTACGGCGTGCGCGTCCTGTCCTCCGGGATGATGGCGGGCATCACCAGCCCCGCGCGGAACTGGTTCCGGCTGACGACGCCGGACCCCGACCTCGCGGAGTTCGGCACGGTGCGGACGTGGCTGCACGACGTCGAGCAGCGCATCCGGCAGGCGTTCGCGCGGAGCAACATCTACAACCACCTCCATCAGGTCTACGTGGCGCTGGGCACGTTCGGCACCGCGGCGCTCTACGTCGAGGACAGCCCGACCGACATCCTGCGCGCGTACACGTTCCCGACGGGGCAGTACAGCCTCGCGAACAGCGCCGAGCTGCGCGTCGACACGCTCTACCGCGAGCTGCGGATGACCGTCGCGCAGCTGGTGGAGCAGTTCGGGGAGGACGCCTGCAGCCTCCAGGTCCGCACCGCGTACGCGCAGGGCGAGCTCGACCGCTGGATTGAGGTGGTCCACCTCATCGAGCCCAACCGGAACCCCAAGCCCGGCCGGCTCGGCCCGGAGGGCTTCGCCTGGCGCTCGGTCTGGTTCGAAGCGGGCGGCCCCGACGGCCGGCCCGGGGAGCCCGACTTCCTGCGTGAGGGCGGCTACCACGAGTTCCCCGTGCTGGCGCCGCGCTGGAGCGTCACCGGCGAGGACGTCTACGGCAGCAGCCCGGGCATGGACGCGCTGGGCGATGTCCGGGCGCTGCAGCTCCTCGAGCGGCGGAAGGCGCAGGCGGTCGACAAGATTGTGAACCCCCCGATGCGCGGGCCGGCGACGCTGCAGAACGGGCGCGTCTCGCTCCTGCCGGGCGATGTCACGTACGTCGACGCCGTGCAGCCCGGCCAGACGTTCGCGCCGGCGTACGAAATCAACACGGCCGCCGTCGCCGTGCTCTCGCAGGCCATCGCCGAGCACGAGGCGCGCATCAAGACGGCGTTCTACGCGGACCTCTGGCTGATGCTCTCGCAGGGCTCGGACCAGACGATGACGGCGCGCGAGGTCGCCGAGCGTCACGAGGAGAAGATGTTGCAGCTGGGCCCGGTGATGGAGCGGTTGCAGGACGAGCTGCTCGACCCGCTCGTCGACCGGACGTTCTCCATCCTGCTGCGCAACGGCGACATTCCGCCGCCGCCGGAGGAGCTCGAGGGCATGGAGCTGCGCGTGGAGTACCTCTCCATCATGGCGCAGGCGCAGAAGATGCTCGGCATCACCGGCGTGGAGCGGCTGGCGTCGTTCGTCGGCTCGCTGGCTGCCGTGAAGCCCGAGGTGCTCGA